CAATCAATACTGTTTTGTTAAGGTGATTATTAAAGAAAGTGATAATCAGATAATCAAAGAAGAAATTTTAGAGTGTTCAGATGGTAGAAAACGATCAGACGCACCAACTTATTGGGAGCTATTTGCTGAGTTTTACTATACTGATAATTTACAACCAACTTACTGTCGTAAATACGATAGAAAAGGACATGCCTTTAAAACGCCAGGAAAGGTATGTTTAAACAAAGATGGCGAATGGGAGGTTAAATGATTAAGAACTTAATCATAATCTCACTAGTTGTTGTAATTGTGACAGGAATGTCAGGGGCTGAGTTTTTAGACTATATAGCTACTGGACTTGACAAATTACAAGAATTGGTATATACTATCAAAAGTGAGGTAAAAATATAATGAATAAGTATGTGAAAATAATGGGTGTAATGGCCCTAGGTCTTTTAGTTGCCAACTGTTCTGGCACAAACTATAAGATTAAGACCGAGAAGTCTAAAGTATTGAACGAGGTACCAAAATGGTACGTTAATGACTTTTCAAAGAAGAAGGCTTGTAATACGCCTAGATTTGGTAAAGATAAGAATAAAATGTGTATCTTTGGTGTATCTACGGCTGTGTCACCAGATTTACAATTGGCGATTGAAAAAGGTATGATGGTTGCTAAATCAGAACTTGCCGATAAAGTAAAAGGTGAAATGAATAAATCATCTAAAATATTCATTACAGAACTAGGTAAAAATCATAACAAAACAACTGTGTCAGAAGTTGAATCAACGATTGTTAATTTAATTAAGAACACACCTGTTAGAGGTTATGAGATATTTGCCAAAGATATAACTATGACTAAAAATGGTTATTATAGAGTATGGATTGGTTTAAGATTACCAATGGGTGAATACAACAAAATGTACAACTTCACAATCGCAGAAGCTGTTGATGCTTACAATGTAAAATCAAAAGCTAAAATTGCGTTTGAAAAGTTAGAAAACGAGAGTAAAGAAGATGGAAATAATAATATACAGTAAAAACAATTGTGTGTTTTGTAATAAGGCGAAGCACTTGGTAAAATCGCTTGGCCTTACTTACGAAGAAAAGAAAATGGAAGAGTTTGATAGTCCACAAGCTATGTTAGAAGACATAGGTAAACAAGTAAGAACTATGCCACAAATTAAAATTGATGGTAAACTTGTTGGTGGTTACAATCAATTAATAGAATACTTTGCTGATAAAGGTTTAGTAAACTTTAAGGGTGAAATAGTTGACAAAAAATAAAGACTACGAGAATGTAATACCTTTTCCAACAAATAGAATTGTGGAAAAGACAACTGCTGGTCCAAAGAAAGAAGACCAGAAGTTTTTAGATGAAATGCACAAACAACAGACTAAAGAGTTTGTTGAGACTAGTGTTGACGATATGAGTATGAATTTATTAAAAAGTTTTTATAATATGGGTATCAAAACAGATAGAGGTGAGTTTACTAAAGACTTGGCTATGTTAGTTGATACAATGAGAGGATTAGTTTATAGAGATTTTAATATGAAACACCCATCACAAGTATTAGCAGAAAAAATGGTAGAACTAAAAGTTAATAGAGACGGCGGACAAAGTGCCAGAATTAACTACGATATATTTCACAAAGGTAAATCAACAAGACCTTTAAGTAAAGATTTAAAAGAGGAACTAAAAGATGGCCCAGGTATTTTTGAGCCAGATGGAGACCTTGATAAATGAATTCGCTAAGAATCGCCTTCGCAGGTTGTAAAATAGTAAACTTAAACTCAAATATAAAAAGGAGTATATATTATGTTTAAACAATTAACAAGTATGTTTGCTAAAGACGAGCTAGTAAAAGTTAAAACAGTAAAAAGAACTGTTGAAACTAGAGGCAGAAAGTCTTTATCTAAAAAACAAAAACTACTTAACTTACTATCAAAAGGTAGTAATGTTGCTTGGACTACAATTCAAACTAAATTTGAATTAGAGTCTCCTAGATCAATGATTGATACGCTTAGAGCGGAAGGTTACATGATCTATGGTAACAGAGTTGGTGGAAAAAAATACTACAGAATGGGTATGCCTACAAGAGCTATCGTTGCTGCTGGTATTAAAGCGTTATACGGAACTCCGTTCAAGTATGACAACCACAATGTTTCTGTAAAGAAAGCAGACTTAATTGCACTTGATGCGTAATTAGGAAAAAAATAGATGGGGCGCTTCGGCGCCCTTTCACATTATGGACTTTTCACACGGAATATTATTATTTGTTATAGGTTGTACAGTGACCTTTGTATGTTTCTTTACAGCTTTTTTAGTTATAAATTATAATAAGAAAAAAGAATTACAAAGATTAAAAGAAATTGAAAATAATAAAAAATTACCACATCGCTATTTTGGTGATGATACTGTATGACGATTAAAAAAGATAGAACTATTATTACAATAGGTGAAAATAAACAAAAGATGACTCGTAAAGTAGATACCTATGAATATGAGTCACTAGCAGAATGTATAAAAACAGATCAAGTACCAACATCAGAGATAGTAGAAATATTTACTGACAAAGAATTTTATAAGTATTACAAAAAAAATTATTTAAACAAGTGAACATAGATAAATTATTAATAGAACAAATAGAACAACAAACAGTGGATAATAATGTTGCTGTATTATTATCTGGTGGTGTAGATAGTTTATCTGTTGCATTTGCTGCTCATAGAATGGGTAAGAAGATAACTGCATATACGTTTCATCTACAAGATCAACCCTCATATGACGCTACAAAGGCCGCTGAAGTGGCAAAACTAATGGGTTGGGACTGTAATATCATAGTCGTACCTACAAACAATCTACAAAACGATTTTCAAAGATTAGTAAAAGAAGTTAGATGTAAAAAGAAAACACACTTTGAGTGCTGTTTTCCATTTCTATATGTGTATCCAGAGATAAAAGAACAAGTTGTACTATCAGGTTGGGCAGCAGATGGTTATTATGGCATATCTAAAAAGGCTATGTTACATTATGGTCCAGGTAAATCAAAAGAAAAATTTGATGAATTTAGAGACAACTATTTTGATATAAACAATCAAGCTGGTTATCTATGGCATGAGTTGATTGCTAGAAATAATAAAAAACAATTAATCACACCATATCTATCAATGACAATAAAAGATTTCTTCTACAATAAGACTTGGGAAGAACTGAACAAACCATTTCAAAAACATCATGTAGTAAATGCGTTTGAAGAATTTAAGAAGTTTAAATTTAAGAAACATATAAATCTGCAATTAGGTGCTGGTGTAGATAAATTATTTGAAACACTAATAGATGACAAGTTTATTAATTTTAAATTTAGAAAACGAGTAATGGACATATGTAGAGATTGGTCTAATATGTCAGACCCAATAGGAACCCTGGACAACTAATATGATATTAATAGATTTAAACCAAGTTATGATTTCAAACTTGATGGCGCAGAGTAGAGGTGATCTATCTGAACTACCAAGTAAAGATGCTGTTAGACATAGTATCTTAAATACAATAAGAGCATTCAATGTAAAGTTTAGAGAAGAATTTGGTGAAGTAGTATTATGTGCAGATGCTGCTGACCCATGGCGTAGAGATATATTTCCAAACTACAAACACCAAAGACGTAAAGGTAGAGTAGAAAGTAAAATAGATTGGGATGGCTTGTTTAAAATTATGAGTGAGATAAGAGAAGAATTTGCTACAAAGCTACCATACAAACTAATGCATGTAGAGAAGTGTGAGGCAGATGATATAATCGCTATACTAGTCGCACAAAGAACAGAAGACAAGTATCTAATTATATCTGGTGACAAAGACTTTATACAACTACAACATTATGGTGATGTATACCAATTTAGTCCACTATTAAAAAGTTTCATAGGTGAAAACTCTGATCCTGTTGTGTTTTTAAGAGAACAAATAATCAGAGGTGATAGATCAGATGGTGTACCAAATATTTTAAGTGATGATGACATATTTTTAAGAGACGATAGACAGAAACCAATTAACAAAAAAAGATTGGCAGAGTGGTCGGATACAGATAACATACCTCTTGGCAGTGAAACAAGAAAGTATTTTGAACGTAATAAGAAATTAATAGATTTGTCTATGATACCGAAAGAGATTTCTGAAAGTATTATAAATAAGTACAAGGACTGTAAAGATAATGATAGGTCGCTCCTATTACAATACTTTATAGACAATAAGCTAAAAGCATTGATTGAAAACATTAATGATTTTTGATAACATATATATGGAGAAATAAAATGGCTGAAGAAAGAGCAAGAAATCCTAATCTCATATCACCAAAGACAATGGAAGCAATGGCTTCTACGTCTGGAAGTGGTAGAGAACTGTTTAGTGAAATCTTTACCAAAATTAATAACGCAAAAGACAAACCAAAAAAGATTGAGGTGTTAAGAAGATATAATACACCTAGTATAAAAATGGTTTTAAAAGGTGCGTTTGATCCAAAGATAGAATGGGACTTACCTCCTGGAATACCTCCTTACATCGCTAACGAGGCACCAGCTGGTACACAACATACTTATTTGGAAATAGAGGCAAAGAGATTATATAACTTTGTTAAAGGTGGTAATAATCAACTAAACAAAATAAGAAAAGAAACTTTGTTTATACAAATGTTAGAAGGTTTACATGCTGATGAAGCAAAAATCTTAATAGACATGAAAAACAAAACACTTAATAAAACCTATAAAGGTTTGACAAGTGAAATGGTAAAAGAAGCATTTGGCTGGAACGCCGACTTTGTAAAACCATAAAAAACATACGAATCAAGGGTGCGACACTTGATGTTCACCCTTTGTTCCCCCCCTAAATCCCAGTAAATACTAGCAAAATACCTGTTGACAAACCCTCTATTATAGTGTATATTATAAATATGAAAGAGAGAAATATATAATGAAAACATTGATAGTATTATTAACGATATTATGGTTTGGTTTAACTGCCTTAAATAATTCAGTTAAAGCAGACGAATATAACACAGCCGTAATCGGTCATGTTGTATCAGAAACAATTAAAGGTACCGACATGGACCACCAGAAATTGTTAGAGGCTGAAATGAGTAAAATGGCACACACATTTGCCTTACAAATGGTAGGTGTGTTAGAAAAGCACTTACCTTATATTATGGATTCCGTAATGACACAGTTAAGA